CATAAATGAAAGCAAGAGAAAACAACGGTATTATTACCATATTTAGAAGTTTGCCCGAAAGTTGGGATGGATCATCTGGTCATATTGTAAATTTTAGAAATTCATCAACTGAGGTTCTTGAATCTGAGGGATTTTTTGATGTTGTAAAACCATCTTACGATTCAAGAATTGAAGAACTTGGAGAGATTGAATTTGATTCTCAAAATAATTATTATACATATCCAAAGAGCGACAAGACAATAAGTGAAACACTTGCAGAATTAAAGGCACAAAAAAAACAAGCGGTTAAAGATTTGGCAAACACCCAACTTGCAAAAACCGATTGGTATGTTACAAGAAAGGCAGATTTAGGAACTGCAATCCCCGATGATATAAATACAGAAAGGGCAAGTATAAGAACAAAGGTTGATGAAAGGGAAACAGAAATTGATGCGTTGACTACAAAGAAAAATGTAGTGCTATGGACACCAATCCTCTTTGATCCACCATCAATTGATCACTTAGTATGAGCATAGGCAAAAGATTAATTACTACCGGCTCAGGAGGGGTTACACCATCTTGTACAACTGACACAACAGACATTTTTGATGATGGACACGGCGTTGCATTATATTCTTTGGATTATGATGCAAGTACCGCCCCGGATGCGACTACTGATTACTCAGGCACGAGTACCAACGTTGAGTTCGGAATTGATGGGCAAATAAATTGGGGTGCAAGATTTAATGGTACTAATAGCAGTATATCAATTGCAGATGGTGGGATAGGGAATAATGCAACTGCAAGAGTTACTTTTAGTATTTCATTATGGATTAAAACTACCGTAACATCAGCCAAAGCGATTATAAATGATTATGATGGTGTAAAATATGCCTTTTATGTTCAAACAAATGCAAATGGAACTCTCAATATTGGAAACAGTTTTTCGGGTGGGGGAAGTTTTACTTCGGGAACTACCGTAGTAAATGACGGAAATTGGCATAACCTCGTTTTAATAAATAACACAAGTGATAACACACAAAAGTTATTTATAGATGGAAATAATACCCCTGATATAAATCATACATTAAACTCAGGAACTAAAAATGCTAAATTTATTCAAGTTGGTTATTATGCAACAACGGTGGGATACATATTTAACGGTGACATTGACCAAGTAAGATTTTTTACTTCGGCTTTGACTGAATCACAAATGGACACACTTTATACTGAGACCGCTTGTGTTTACACCGGAACAACCCAAAGTCATTTATTTGGATGCATTGCTAACTACAATCTTGATTCTGATGCAAAAGAATCGATGGGCGTTACTGCCTATGATGGTACTGAAACAAATGTTACTTATGAATTTGGAAGATTTGGGGCTGCTGCGGTGTTTAATGGAAGTAGTCGAATAGAGGTTTCTAATGCATCAAAACCATCTCTATCGACCGTAACTATTTCTTTTTGGTTAAAATCAACAGAAACAAGCACGCAAGCATTAATGGGTGAAGGATATACAAGCTATTGGGGCAACTTACAGATAGCTTTACAATCTAATAAATTAGCTATAAAAACCGGCAACGCTTCAACTGTTGATAATCCGACAGTTTCAAGTACTTCCAATGTAAACACGGGTCTTTGGGTTCATTGTGCCGTAACAATGTCAGGAAATACAGTACAAATTTTTATTAATGGTTCACTTGAAACTACTCAAACGTTAACCGTAACAAGAGTGGCAACAACTAATCCATTCACTATTGGTCAGATGTATGCTACGGGCGGGGCTCTTTTTACTTCTTGGCTGCCTGATTGTAGTATAGACCAAGTCCGCATTTTTAGTTCTGTATTAAGCCCATCAAACATTGATTATTTATTCGAAAATGAAAAACAAGCATACATAACTAAAAACGCATCCAATCCTTTTGGTGATGGCAATGAAATTGCTTTTTACAAAATGGAAAACAATGCCAATGATAGTACCGGGTCAAATAACGGAACAAACTATGGTGCAACTTTTACAACAACGGATGCATTATTTGGTACTTATTCAGCAAGTTTTGATGGGTCGAATGATTATATACAAACTCCATTGTCTTTAAATAGTAATGATGCAAGCATTTCTTTTTGGGCAAAAGCCGATACTCTCGGAGGTTCAAGACCTATTTATATGATTAACAATAGAAACGGAATTTTAGTTTCTTATGCTTATGGCTCGGGTTCTGATTCATTAACACAAAACACGGCAGGACAAAGCACCTTAATTAATTCAACAACTTGGACAAGCCAATACAATCATATTGTTGTAAATATGACAGGTTTTGCATCCTCTTACTCATTAGGAAGTTTTGGCTCTGCGGTAAATGTTGAGGTGTTTTTAAATGGTAACTTATTAGGTACAACTACACAAACACCTTATGGACAAAGTGATAATTGTCGTATTGGAAGACAAAATGGAACACTTTATTTTGATGGATTAATGGATCAAGTAAGGATTTTTAACAGAGCATTAGAAGGCGATGAAGTTTTTAAACTTTATGCAGAAGTAATAAATTAAAAGAAAAATTAAAAAGTATTATATTTGTAAAAAATAAAGAATTATGGCATCTACTGTTTACAACGGAACAAATTTATTATTAAAATTCATCGCTGATGGCGGTACTTTAGCAACTATCGGTCACTCAACGAGTGCATCTCTTTCGTTGTCTATGGATGCCCCGGAGGCAACAAGCAAAGACTCAGCAGGTTATCAAGAGGTAATTGGAGGACTTAGAAGCGGAGAAATTAGCTTTGAAGGTCTTGTTGATTATACGGATACCACAAACGTACCGGCAATGGCTACGCTAATGGAAAACCGTTCAAAAATCGATTGGTCTTTTGGAACAACAACAAGCGGAGATACTGTTTTTTCAGGTGAAGGATTTATCACTTCAATTGAAACAAGTGGCGAAATGGAAAGTGCGGTTACCTATTCAGGTACAATCGTGACTACCGGAACAATCACAACTGCGGTCAACTCGTAATTTTAATACATAATGGGGAACAAAAGGAGGGGTTACCACGACCTAAAAATTGGTGGTAAAAATAGGACTATGCACTTTTCAATGAACTTTTGGAGTGCATTCACCGATGAATTAAACATTTCACTTGACCAATTAGGGAATATCTTTGAAGGTGGAATATCATTGAGTGTAATTCGAGAAATTATTTATTGTGGTTTATTAGCAAACGACCAAGAACAAGGCAACGAAATTGACTATAATAAATTTAAAGTCGGTGCGTGGTTAGAGGATGTTGATGCCAATGAACTTGAAAAGATTGTCACGGCAATGACTGAATCTCGAATCCTTGGGAACGACTTAAATATGGGGATTCAAAGAAACCCCACCGAGGAAAAAAAAACACAAGCGAATCCGAGCAAATAACTTGGGATTCATTAGCTGATTATTTTATTGGACAATGCGGTATTGCGCCGGGTGATTTTTGGATAAACACTTGGAAGGAAAACCAACTATTGGGTGAAAGCCATATCATCAAACAAAACCTTGAATGGGAACGTTTAAGATATTTGGCAACACTTATCCATAACGTAAATTGCACCAAGAAAAGCCAAACAATAAAACCCCCGGATTTGTTTCCTTTGCCGCAAGATGTTTATCTCAAAAAGAACGTTCCAAGGTCAACCCCTGAGAAATTAAAAGAATTTGAAGATTTATTGGAATCAATGAAAGACATTCCAAAGGAGGTTGTTTTTTAAATTGTTAAATTTGCATTATGGCAAGCATTTTAGAAGTAATAATAAATGGGGATGCAAAAGGATTAAATAAATCACTTTCATCAGCATCATCGAAATTAAAAGCATTTGGAAGGCAGACAACCGACATTGGAACTCGGCTTTCAACAAGATTAACTTTACCCATCGGTCTTGCCGGTGCGGCTATGATTAAACTCGCATCTGACACCGATGAATCATTGAACAAAGTTGATGTTGCTTTCAAAGGTTCTTCACAAGAGGTTAGGGATTTTGCAAAAACTACTTTACAAAGTTTTGGTATTGCAAGAGGTCAGGCGTTGGATATGGCGGCACTTTTTGGAGATATGTCCACATCAATGGGATTGTCAACTGCCGAGGCGGCTAAAATGTCTATTTCTTTGACCGGACTTGCCGGTGATTTAGCATCTTTTAAAAACATAAATATTGAAGAAGTCACCACGGCATTGGCGGGGGTGTTTACCGGTGAAACTGAATCTTTGAAAAGACTTGGTATTGTTATGACTGAAGTGAATTTGCAACAATTTGCTATTGACAAAGGAATGACAAAGAGCATCAAGAAGATGACTCAAGCCGAAAAGGTTGCTTTGCGTTATGAATTTATAATGTCAAAAACGGCAAATTCTCAAGGTGATTTTGCGAGGACTTCCGGTGGTGCGGCAAACCAAATGAGGATGTTTAGTCAAGGATTGAAAGAACTTGGAAGTGTATTTGGTGAAATTATATTACCATTTTTTACGAAATTAGTTATAAAGGGGAATGAATTAATTAAAAAATTAAAAGAATTATCCCCTAAAATAAAAGAAAGCATTTTAAAGTTTGCCGGATTAGCGGCAATACTACCCCCTTTGCTTATTGTTATTGGAAGTATCGCAACGGCGATTGGTTCAATTTCTGCACCGATAGCGATTGCAATTATAGCAATATCATCTTTAATTGTATATTTTGATGATATAGTCGAAGCCGGTGAACGTTTAAGGGTTTTTCTGCAAAATAAATTAAATGTATTTTTAATTAAAGCAAAGGAAAAATTTGAACTTTTAGGTGGACAAGTAAATCGCCTTGGTTCAATATTTAGAGAGGTTTTAAGCAAGGGTTTTAGTGCCGACATAGATTCAATAAATAAAAAATTTGATGAGCAATCTAAAGCGATAAAAGAGGCAACAAAAAATGAATTAAAACTTTTAAACACTAAGAAAGAAAATAAAAAAGAAACCGAAAAAGAAACAAAGGCAATTGCCGAAAACAATAAAGAACAAGAAAAGTCTAATAATACGATTCAACAAACTCGAAAAGAAGTTGAATCCGTTAAGGAATTTTCAGGTAAAAGATTAGTTTCTTTATTTGACCCAAGCAAAAAAGCGGCATTTGGATTTAATTTTGAAAAAATAAAAACGGATTTTAGTGGATTAAAAAAACAATCTAAATCGTTAAAGGATCAATTCACCATTGATTTTAATCAAATAGGTTCAACAATTGCCGAAACGTTTGGTCAAGCATTGGTTTCCGGTGGTAATGTTTTTGCAGATTTAAGCAAAACTATTTTATCAATAATAGGTGATTTGATCATCCAAATGGGTGCCGCCGCAGTTGCCGCATCAAATTTGGCGAAAACATTTGCAATTCCGATTGTTGGTGCCGCCGCCGGTCTTGCCGCTATTGCATTGGGTACTATAATCAAAGGTTTAGCCGGAAAAATGCAAAGTGGAGGCGTTACGGCATTCGCAAACGGTGGGATTGTATCATCACCAACTCTTGGACTGATGGGTGAATATCCCGGTGCAAGGTCAAACCCCGAAGTGATCGCCCCCCTTGATAAATTAAAATCAATGATTGGCGGAGGTCAAACAAATGTAAATATTACCGGAGGCTTTAAGTTAGAGGGTCAAGATTTGGTCTTGGCATTACAGAGAGCCGATAGGAACAGAACAAGAATTTTATAATGGCATACGGCGAGAAGTTTTCTTTGTTGTTTTCCGATGTTTACAATAATCCTCGGAAACTTTCAATTCTACAAAAAAACTATTCCGGGGCAGTTTTTCCGCTTATTGGAACAGACAACCCGGTAGTAATTAAATGGGACAACAATGATGATTTTTACAATCCAATAATCGGATCAACTTGCGAAATAAATCTTTTCGTAACTGAATCAACCGGTGGAACCGGTTGGGATGAACTTGATGAAAATTGGAATTTAAGCGAATTTGAATGGGATGAATCAACTGCAACATCCGGAACAAATTACGACAATTGGTATGAGGCGGATGAAAGAGAATATAAAGTACAAATTTCAACCGGTGATGTAAGTGGATCACCACTTTGGGATTCAATTACTGACCAATGGCAAACATCCGCAGTTGATTGGGATGATCCATCCGGTCAAGGATTTGAATTTTATTGGGAAGGCTTTATTGTTGTAGATAGATTTCAAGAGGCATTTACCACAACGCCATATCCGATTAAATTAGTGGCATCCGATGGACTCGGTCTTTTGGATGGTTATGATGCACCGAACTCCAATATTGTATTAAGTGGGTCATCACCAAGTCAAACAACGCAATCCAATTTTGATCAGGCGTTTTACTATGTTTATAAAATACTGCAAAACACCGGACTTGATTTTGACATATTTGTTGCCAATTCAATAAGGGGTCAAGGGTTTTTGGATTCAGATGATAAAACCATATTAAACGATATTGAACTTTTTGAATATGGTGTTTTAACAAATTCAAATCTAAACTTAAATGCCAAGGATTTATTAGTTAAAATTTTAAAATCAGTCAACTCAAGAATATTCCAAAGTCAAGGGCGTTGGTATATTATGAGCAATTCCAATTTGCTTGACAATAGGATTTATCAATCACAAGAAACAACGGTTTCAACTCCGATTGTTCAAAATATACATATAACCACTACCGAAAACATACCGGCTACAATAGAACTCAACGGATTTGATGCTGATGGGTTATCGCTTACTTGGTCAATCGTTGATGATGTAACTTTTGGTTCTACATCAATAAGCGGGTCAACCGTGACTTTTACACCAAACACGGATTTTGTTGGTATTGACTTTTTCACTTTCACCGCAAGTAATGGCACAAATACATCGGTTACCGCTTTTGTTGGTATTGCCGTTAACGCCGCACCGGAACAATCAGTTACGCCGGGGGCATTTGTTGTCACACCTTATAATGTCAGACCTTATATAAATGTTTACTTTGGCAACAATATTACTGAATCTCTATCAAGGGCGAAAGGTGTTGCAAGATATTTTTCAAGGACACACAGATCGTTTATCCTTGATCAAATTTCATCAGTAGGTTCTAACAGATTGTTTGCGCCAAGCCACAGAGTGCCAACTGATTTCAGTAGATCAAATTTTGGTATTTCAGTTGGTGCCGGACAATCAAACGGTTCCGACCAAAACAGTTGGAGATGGGCGCAAGTTGGAACAAAAATGGTTTGGTATTTAGTACCGGCTAATCAAACCGGCAGTAGTGCATTTGATTATGGTTATCGTGTTTCAGATAATGATAATGATCCCACAATTCCGGGAACTGATCCACTTGCATTTACTACTTTTAAATTCCCAAGAACTCCCGACTTTGATAATGCGGTATTTAGTTTACCTAATGGATTTTATTCTTTTTACGAAATACCATTTATAAATAATAACGGATTCTTTACACAATATAAACAATCCTATTCAACGGCTTTGGGAATTAATTTTAATACAATGCCACAAATATCATCAAGAAACGACTACCCACAAGATTTAAAAGATGTTATCAGTAGTTTTGGCTCAAATTACATAATTACAGTCAGAATAGAAGATGACTTTGTTGTTGAACGCTATCAATTTGCAAGTTACTAATGGGAACAATAAGAAACGCACAAATAGATTTATTAAGAAACTCCGGTCAGGAATTTATACAATTCAAAAGATATGACAAGGATGGGGTTTATTTAGAAACATTAGTTGAGGATGTTTTATTAACCGCCCCGGATGAGGTCATTCCGGTTGGCAATGATATGACTGTTGAGTATTTAACTCCCATAAAAAAGGCGGAATATATTACAAAGGTTGATGCTTTTGAAGATGTTCATCCGAACAGTCATTTTATGTACTCAACAAGTACAAATTCATATAAATGGGTTAATTCCGCAAGTATGACTTTCGTAAGTCCGGCAGAAGGGAGTAATCCGGTGGCTTTTCCATTGAGTAAAAATGTATATGCAAGAGATTCACAAACAACCACAGCATCGACTATGAGTACCGCAAGGGCATCCGCAATTGGTATGATAGGAACGGCAACCGGTGACACAAGTACCTTTACAGAATCGGAAGTGAACGCTATTGCACCGGTACCACAAAAAAGTGATGTAAAAATTGAATTTGAATATTTTATTGATTCCGATGCTGATTTTGATTTGGAAATCGCTTTTGAATTAAAATATATTCTTTTTCACAATTCAACCGTGATTGACTATGATTATGATGCGGAAACGGCTGATTGGGTTTATAACACAAACCCGGCAGTAAAAAAAGAAAGGAATTTTATAAGGGTTCAAGACCACAATCAATGGCAAAAATTTACCTTAAACGTTCCTCCATTAGCAGTTGGTTCATTGACCGGTGACCCATTAAACATTGGCGATTACACAAATACCGTTCACGTTGATTTTCGTTTAAGTTTGCCGATAATGTTGACATCTGATGCATCAAATTTCAATCAAATATTTATCGACAACCTAAAAATATCCGAGGCGGTTCAAACAAGGTCAACGGCGATAATGGAAAACAAGTCAAGGACTACAAGTGTGATTTCAAATTTCTACCAATCAAAGGATAATATACTATCAAACGCACTTAAAAATTCAAAACACGATGGTAGGATTTTAGGCGATTTTGTGACAAGAATCAGTCCAAATGCAGTAAAACCTATTGACCAACTTATCACCCAAGAAATGATAAATGACTATCGTGAATTTGTCAAAAGATTCGAGGGAACGTTTTTTAATACCAACCCCGAACCAATCCCAATTTCGTTGCATAATAAATTGTGGATGAACTTTCTAACTAATCAAGAACCGGTTTCATCAATTATTGATTCAATGTCTTATTCACTTAAAAAAAACGAATACAAAATAGTGTGCCATATCCCAAATCAAGATGATGATGTGAGTGCAGACTTTCAAATTAAATACGAATAAAAAGTCCCCTTTTGTTTCCTTCCCCCTATTGGTTCGCTTGAATCGTAGGGGGTTTTTTTAACCTTTTTTTTTAAATTATATACTAAAATATTTTTTAGTTTGTAAAATAAATTATATATTGCAGTATATTTAAAAACAATTATTATGGATGCAACAATATCAAAAAATAAGTACACTAACAATTATGAAGTAAAAAAGTGGGATGATAACTATAATGTTGTCGAAAGATTTCATACTAAAAAGAAACACTTGGCACACGAAAAATTTACACAATTTTTTAGAGAAACATATAACAAGCAAACCAACCGGGGGCAGAGATGCCCCTATTAAAACAATTATTATGCAACTTATAGATTTAACAACTAAACTTGAAAGAAAAAAATATTCGGTTTTTTCAACTACCAACGTTCACTTGAATGGTAGTTATTTGGGGTTTGTGTCCAAGATGGGCATAGGATTCCTTAAACGCACCCGTAAAGGGGTTAGAATGACTTCCAATGGGAGGGTAAGATGGTATCATACCAATGCAACAGATTTGCAGTCAGCATTAACTTCTGTACGTTCCAATTATGGCATTTCTATTCCAAGCCAAGGATGGGATAAGGTAAAAGTCAAACATTACAACTTGACTTATATAGAACAAATAATAAAATTACTTTAAATATGAACGAATTCGAAATCCATTTTATCAACGAAATAAAGCGTTTGCATATCCGCAAATTGGATGTTTTGGAATGTCTTGACATTACATTGCCAACTCTAAATTCTAAGATAAAAGAACCGGGAAGGTTTACCGTTGATGACCTAAACAAACTCAAAAAACTTAACTTTAATTTAAACCCACTAAACTTATGAATCAAAAATTAAAAACAACAAAAATCCAAGGCAAAGATTATGTCGAGGTCAACACGAGAATAAAGCATTTTCGTTCCGCATCACAATATCGAGGTTGGGGTATGGACACGGAAATTATTTATCGTGATGAAAAGGCAATTATAATAAAAGCGATTGTTATTGATGCTGATGGCAAAATTATGTCCACCGGTATGGCAATGGAAAGAGAAGGGAGTAGTTTTATCAATAAAACATCCCACGTTGAAAATTGTGAAACATCTGCCGTTGGTAGGGCATTGGGTAATTTAGGAATCGGTATTGATGCATCGGTTGCATCTTATGATGAAATTGCCAACGCTAAAATAAACCAAAGCAAACCCCAAACACCAAAATCAAATTTTAATTCTAACACTAATATTTTTTAATTATGAGCAACGAGAAGATTAAACCAAAAGGAATAACAACATTCCAAAAACACCCTAATCAACCTGACTTTGTGAAAGGTAAGATGAGTATCAGTTTAAATGCGTTTTTTGAATGGGCAAAAACCGTTGAAGAACATTACAAAGAATACACAGACAAAAATGGAGAAACTCACAATCAATTGCATTTTGAAATACTTGAGGGTCAATATGGGATAAATTTCCAATTAGACACCTACAAGGGTGGGGAAACAAAAACCCAAGTGGTAAAAGAGGAAAACGATTTACCGTTTTAAACATTAACCGCACCCCTTAGGGGGTGCTTTTTATTTTTATTATGATGCATTTTATAGTTGATGAAACCCCCGAATCGGACATTACATTTATGCAAGAACGCATAAAATTCCTTGAAAATATAGTCAAGGACAAGAACGAAAAAATAGAAAACTTGGAATGCCGGGTGGACTATTGGAAAACGGAGAACGCAAAACTACAAACCAAAATTATTGTATTACAATCAAAAAAATGAAAATTAAAAAGGACTCAAATGAAAACTATCATTCCCGACCGGAAATCTCCGCATCGGGATTGAAAACGATTCACAAGAAATCGGTTTATCATTTTCTAAATCAAAGACCTTTTTCGAGTGATTCATTGGCACTTGGTACGGCAGTACACGAGGCACTACTTGAGCCAAAGGAATTTGATAAGAAATATGCCATTGTTGATTATATACCAAGAGGGGAAGGGTATATGAAAAAAAGAAAAGAGCAACAAGAAGATCACAAGGGGAAGGAACTTTTATACATAAGCAATGACAAGGAACAACCGGGAAATATTATTTTAAGTATAAAACGCCGATTTATGCAAAACGATTTGGCTATATTTTACACAAAAGGTGATATTGAATTATCACATTATGGAACTCACAACGGCGTTCCGGTTCGTGTTCGCCCGGATGTAAAAGGGGATGGATGGATCAGCGACATTAAAACGTGCCAAGATAATTCGCCAAGGGCGTTTATAAGGGACATCTACAATTATGGGTATCACCTACAAGCGGCATTTTATTCCGATGCATTAGGATTCGACCCAAAGAGATTTCGTTTTATTGCAATAGAAACCAAGCATCCGTTTTCGGTGGTTGTTTATGGACTCAGCAATGAGATGATCGACAAGGGTCGTTTGGCTTACCAAAACGCATTGGAACAATGGAATGAATATTTACAGACCGGAATCGCAAATGGCTATGGAACAAGTGAAATGGCAAAGGATGGTTCTTTAATTTTATAAATATGGAAAGACTTACAACCGAAATTATTAAAAAAGAAGTCGATTACTATTTTGGATTTGACATCGGAAGAAAAACAAGATTGAGGCAATTCATTGATGCCCGGTCAATTTATTATAAATTGTCAAGGGATCACGTTCGCCCTATCTCATACAGTGCAATTGGCGAAAAAGTAAAAGTAAATCACGCTACCGTTATGCACGGCATCAAAACAATTGAGAACATTTTTCAGTACAACCAAGACCCATTTCTAAAAGAAAATTTTGAATCAATAGAAAAAAATATTATGCCGAATAATTTTAATAAATATTTAACCAAAGAGGATCAATTCCAAAACGCCGTGATGCAGTATTTCAAGATGCAATATCCGGATGCATTTGTGATCCATTGTCCAAATGAGGGCAAACGAACACCATTTGAAAGATTTAAGTTTAAAAAACTCGGAGGGGTTGCCGGTGTCCCGGATGTTCTTTGTTTTGATTCTAAGGGCAATTTTAACGGCTTAGCAATCGAATTAAAGATCAAACCAAACAAACCTACCGAAAACCAACAAAAGTGTCTTAAAACGCTTGAAAATAAGAATTGGAAAACTGTCGTTTCTTACGATTTTGATGAATGTAAGCAAATAATTGATGAGTATTTTGGAATCATTTGAATATATTAGTGGAGTATATGCTTTAATTATGAGCATTGGAGTTTTAATTTTAATGTTTAGTAAATGAGTTTTCACGAATTTAAAAACGTTTTTTGGAACGAGATTGACCAACGAGTTTGGCGCACCAATACATCAATGGATGATATTTCCATACGATATGATTATGTTGGCAGAATGACTGAGGCAGAATTTGAATTGTTTTTGGAAATACTCTTTGAACTATTCGATGACCGAAAAATTACACTAAAACAATTTCGAGATATTTTTGTTGATCTAAGAGGATTTTGCAATCAAATTAAAGATTTAACCGAGGACTAAAATGAAACCAAACTATTATGCAATCATTCCGGCAGATGTTCGGTATGATGAGAGATTGACCCCCAATGCCAAATTACTTTATGGTGAGATTACTGCCTTGTCCAATAAAAAAGGATTTTGTTTTGCCACCAATAATTATTTCGCTCAACTTTATAAAGTGTCAAAAGTGTCAATATCCAAATGGATAAATCAACTCATTGAATTTAAGTATTTGAATGCCCAATATGAATTGGATGAAAACAAAATTAGTACCCGTAAACTTTTCTTAAACCCCCCACAAAGAAAACTTAAAGGGGGTATTAAAGAAAAGTTAATGGATAATAGTATAGTAAATAGTAATAATAATATAAATATAAATAACCGCAAATCAAAAACAAGCAAAAAAGTGTCTGATTATGCGGACAACTATATTAAATGTTACGATGCCATAATTGAATTATTTCCTCAAAGAACAAGACCAAAAACAACGGCACAAAAAATCAAGTGGCTTGATACAATCCGATTGGCAGATCAAAAAGATAATTGCAATCCACGGCAACTTTGGTGGATAGTTAGCAAGGCAAGAAAAGATTCATTTTGGCAAAAGAATGTTTTAAGTATTCAAGACCTTAGAAAATCAAAAGAGGGTAAACTCCCAAAATTAGAACAATTAATTCAAAAACTTGGAGGAAGGGAATTTGATGCACTACGATAAAAACAAAACAAAACAAACTGAAAAAAGGTGCTTGGATGCCCTTTCAAAATATGGCGATTTTAAATTGTCTGAAGATGAGTATTCGCCTTTTGATTTATATGGATATACAAACAATGTAAAAACATTAATCGAAATCAAAGAACGATCTGAAATGTGGGATCGATGGTTTATCGAAAAACAAAAAATCGACAACCTTAGAAAACTAAAACACAAAACAAAAGACCCCTTGAGAATTTACCTTTTGATTGTTGTAAAAAATGATGGGTTTCTTTTTAAGGTTGATGACATATTTGAAATGGGAAAAATTGAACGTATAAGAATGAATAAACAAACATCAAAAGATTTCCCCCATTCAGATATAAAAATAAGAAAAGAAATTATTAATTTTCACCACCAACTAAACTTATTAAAACTTAAATTAAATGATTGATGAATTTCTAAGTCTTGGCATTGAACTTAAATCCAACGCCAACGTACAAAAAACAAAATGTCCAAAATGTTCTCACAAAAGAAAAAATAAATCCGACCCTTGTTTGTCGGTAAATATTGAAAAGGGTGTTTATAATTGCCACCATTGTAATTGGTCTGGAAACGTAAAATTCAAACCAAAAAAGGAATATATAAAACCGGTTGAAACTAAAATTCAACTATCTGACCGAACAATTCGGTGGTTTAACAAAAGAGGTATTTCTACCGCTACTCTATCCCATTGGAAAATTGGCGAATCGATTGAATACTTTCCCCAAGTAGATAAAAGAAGAAAAGCGGTTAATTTCAATTATTACCGAAATGGTGAACTAATCAATACTAAATTCCGTGATGGCGAAAAGAATTTTAAAATGGTTAGCGGTGCCGAACTGATATTTTACGGCATTGACAACATAAAAGAAATGGACACCATTTACATTGTCGAGGGCGAAATGGATGCATTGTCATTATCGGAATCGGGCATTTATTCTGTTTGTAGTGTTCCAAATGGTGCATCAAAGGGAAATCAACGCCTTGAATATCTCGACAACTGCTTTGAATACTTTACAGAAAAAAAGGAAATAGTATTATGCACCGACAACGATGATGCCGGGTTATCACTTAGAAATGAACTCGCAAGGAGGTTTGGAAAATTCCGTTGTAAATATGTTGATTTTGGAGATTACAAAGATGCCAATGAGGTTCTAACCGAAAAAGGTGCAGAAACATTACGATCAATATTAAAAGAAACCAAGTCATTTCCACTTGAAGGGGTGATCAACATCAACGACATTTGGCAAGATGTAATCAACTATAATGAAAAAGGGATAGTCAACTATTCAATTCAACTTGCGGACTCGGATGAGTGGTTTAAAATGGCTTTTGGGGAGTGGTCAACCATTACCGGAATACCCAATTCAGGAAAATCGGACTTTGTAGATCAAATATCTTGCAATCTTGCACTTAAATATGGATTTAGAACGGCGTACTTTTCCCCGGAATCTTTTCCCTATGAAAGCCATATAAAACGATTGGCAAATAAGCTAAATGAAAAGCATTGCACAACTGATGATCTGAATCGTACAAAAAACTTTATTGAAGAACATTTTTACTTTGTGAAAATAGACCTTGAAAATCTAACCCTAAAATCAATACTTGATAAATTCCGGGAACTCGTATTTCAAAAAGGTGTAAACGTTCTAACAATAGACCCGTGGAATATGCTCGACCATTCGGCACAAAAAGACCATTCATACGTTGGTCGGGTGCTTTCAGAGATTACCCAATTCGTACAACAGACAAACACCCACCTTTTTTTGGTTGCCCACCCAAGGAAAATGGAATCCGACAATGGTGTTTTTAAAATACCAACCCCCTATGACATTTCCGGGTCATCTGACTTTTTCAATAAGTCTTATAATTGCTTAACGGTTTACCGGTCAATCGGCGAACGAACAATGTATGAATCCGATTCGGTGCAAGTACATATCCAAAAAGTAAAAAGAAAAGAAAACGGAAAACAAGGATATTTCACCGTGGCACCGGACTTTAAAAATGGTGGGGTGTATAAACCTATCGATGAAAAGAAAAACAGAATCACAGTAGTAAAAGATACAATACCTTTTTAATTATGAAAATTTTAAATTTATATGCTTGTTTAGGTGGTAACCGTTACAAATGGGATGAAGTGACTGATGTTGAGGTTACTGCCGTTGAATTAGACCCTGAATGTGCAAGATTATATCAAGAAAGATTTCCAAAAGATAAAGTTGTTGTTACTGATGCACATCAATATTTATTAGACCACTATAAAGAGTTTGATTTTATATGGACATCGCCCCCTTGTCCATCTCATAGTAGAGCAAGGTTTTGGGGAATAGGTGCAAATGGAAAAAATCCAGTTTATCCTGATATGAAATTGTATCAAGAAATACTTTTTTTGAAACATCATTTTAAGGGTAAGTTTGTGGTGGAAAATGTTATTCCATATTACGAACCATTAATTATTGCTCATAAAAGAGGGAGGCATTTATATTGGACAAATTTTAACTTACCAAATAATTTAAATGATAGAAGGATTGCAATATCACAAACAAAAAACGAACTTAAAATTTTATCTAAATTTCATAACATTGATTTAAATAAATATAAAGGGAAACAAAATAAAGTTAAAATTGGCAGAAACTTGGTAGATTTTGAGGCTGGTAAAACAATATTAGAAACCGCTTTGGGAATTATAAGAAAAGAAAATATAAATCAATTAGAAATATTTTAATGAATTTAAACGAATATTACAACGCTTTCCGTTGGTGTGAAAGTAACTCCATCCGATGTTATCCAAAACCCCAAGGAAAGGAATATATTTTGGTTTATGAGATAAACGGACAACCCAAAACATCCGGCAAAACATATTCCAAAAAAGAATATGACACCAAGTGGAAAGAATTTTATATTTACCTTTACAAAAAATTTAAGGATGTTTGAAGTTGAATTTTTTCCCCTTTACGGTTTCACGGTTGGTTTTAATTATTCAAACGATAATATTTTAGAAATAAACGAGGAAAAGGATTTCAAACACACTATCCAAGTGTTCATTGGAATATTTGGATTTAACATTAATTGGTACATTGATAAATAATGGCATACGATAAAAAAGAACTTGAAAAAAAGGCGTTGATTGCTATCGAAAAACACAAACTGATGTTTTTGGAACATATAATTGCTTTTTTACCTTGTTCAAAACCTACTTTTTATGACTTAAAACTTAACGAATCTAACGCCATAAAAAAGGCAGTTGAGGAAATGCGTATATCTAAAAAAACTAAAATGCTTTCCAACTGGATTGATTCGGAAACGCCATCACTACAAATTGCGGCGATGAAAATGATTTCTGAGGAACACGAGGCACATCGACTGAATGGAACAAGGCAAGAAATAAAACACGATGGCGGAATCAAGTCAACATTAATTGAATGGAAACCGGCAAAAAGGGAATCGGAGTAGTAGAACAGAAGTGTAATCGCCAATTCTACGATTTAATAAATTCAAATAAAAGATTCAAAGTCCTACAAGGAGGGACTCGAAGTGGTAAGACATACGCCATCTGTCAATATGTGGCGTACATTCTAACGACTGCAAAAGAACCACTTACCATTTCCCTTATAAGAAAAACATTACCGGCATTAAAAGGCTCTATTCAAAGGGACTTTATTTCTATATTAGAACAGACCGGGATGTATTTCGATGGCAATCACAATAAAGCGGAGAACACTTTTAGGTATGGCAAACACTTTGTTGAATTTTTATCTGTTGATTTGCCGCAGAAAATCCGTGGGAGAAAGAGAAATATCGCCGTGCTAAATGAGGCAAACGAATTATTACTTGAGGACTTTCGCCAAATCAATATGAGAACCACCGACAACATAATTATGGACTTCAATCCATCCGACCCGGTACATTGGATATATGATGATATCATCCCAAGGGAGGATTGTGATACTTGGATCACCACTTACAAAGACAATATGTTTTTGTCTGATGATCTTGTTTATGAGATTGAAAGGATGCGTGAGCGTGATCCGGATTATTGGAGGGTTTTTGGTGAGGGTCAAAAGGCAATCTTTTCCGCCCGGCAGATATTCAACAATTGGAAATTTATTCCTCACAAAGATTTTCCGGAATTTGATTTGCATACCGAGGCGGTCATTGGATTGGATTTTGGATTTAGCAACGATCCATCGGCGGCGGCAATAATATTCCGCAAGTCAGATAAATTGTATGTCCACGAAATCTTGTACAACACCGGTATGACCAACGGTGACATCGCTGATTATTTCAAGGCAAATGGTTATGATCAAGTGTTAACGTTTTATGATAGTGCCGAACCCAAGTCCGGGGAGGAACTCCGAAGGTTGGGAATAGTTTGCAAACCGGCAATCAAGGGTCAAGGGTCAATCACCGCCGGGATTTCATTACTCAAGGAGTTTGATGTCATCGTGAGCCAAGAATCCAAAAACATATTTAAGGAATACAATGGATACTATTGGGAACAGTTAAAAGATGGCACAATTATAAACAAGCCACAAGATCGGCTGAACCACCAAATGGACTGTCTTCGATACGGAGTTTATTCGCAATACTCCAAGCGAAATGACTTCTTTGTTATTTAATTATATTAAATTAGACAACCAAACTTTTTTAAATGAAAACAGTAAACAGTTTAAGCGGTGGCAAAACATCATCTTATATTGCCGCTAATTATCCGGCTGACTACGATGTGTTTGCACTTGTAAGAATCGAACACGAGGCATCTAAATTTTCTGATAAGAAGATAAGGCAAGAGGTAGAGGATAGAATACAAGCACCATTTATTGCAACTGCCGAAGATGATATGATTATCTACACTATGTTAGATTTAGAGCAATACATAGGTAGAAAAATAACTTGGGTAACGGGTAAAACATTTGATGAAATTATTTTAAGAAAAGGCAAGAAATATTTACCTAATGTAACTCAAAGGTTTTGCACAACAGAAATGAAACTTAACCCAATTTTTAAGTGGTGGCAAACTAATATAAATAAACCAATAGAAACAAGAATAGGTTACAGAGCAAACGAACAACGTAGAGCAAAAAAAATGTATGAAAGGCAAAATGAAGATGGATTGCTTACACACAAAGTAATTGTTGGAAAAAGAAAAACACAAAACAAGTGGGCAGAAATAGGATGGCAAAAACCTATATTTCCACTTATAGATGATAATATCTACAAAGACAATGTTGAACAGTTTTGGATAGGTAAAGAAGTAAGATTTGCGTATATGAATAATTGCATTGGTTGTTTTCACAGAAACGAAGTCCTTTTAAAATTGATGAGTGATAAACACCCAATTAAGTTTAATTGGTTTGTAGATGCTGAACAAGAAACGGGATATAATATAAGAACTTTTAAAAACGGAGTAACATACGAGCAGATAAGAAATAGCTTTAAACAAGTCAATATGTTTGAAGATGATTTTAACGAATGCGATTCTGGTTATTGTGGAATATAACTCCTTTGATATTTAATTATTATTTTTGTAAAAATATAGACTTTAATGGCATCACTATTCGATAATTTCAAAAGGCTCGTGACTAAAAACAGTCAAGCCACAAATCAACTATTTAATCGGGCGATTTACAACTTTTTAGGCGATACAATAATCACGAGTGCAGAGAATGATGATTCTTATATCAACAAGGGATATCGTTTCAACTCAACCGTTTATTCGATTGTCAACCTTATAACAAAGGCGGCATCAACGGTGCCGTTCCAAGTTTATGAGGTGCAAAGTCAAAATTCCCTTAAAAGATATAAGGCACTAACATCAAACGGATTCGATGCCAACGCAACTCACAAGGCACAAGTCATTTTGAAAAACGAAATGATTGAATTGGAGGGGACTGAAATCCACGAACTGTTGAACCGACCAAACCCCGCACAGTCTTACGCATCGTTCTTGACCGAGGTCATTGCATTTGGTAAGTTAACCGGAAACCGTTATATCTACGGAATTACACCGGAGAGGGGTGCAAACCAATCCAAGTATGGCGAACTTTATGTTTTGCCAAGTCAAGCGATGGAAATCCATTCCGGTGGGTTTATGAAACCGGTCGACCATTATACATTAGAATATAATGGTACATTCAGAATCGATGCCGATGATGTTTGCCATATCAAAGATTTCAATCCCTATTTCGATGGGTCGGGACAAAACCTTTATGGTATGTCACCATTACGAGCCGGACTCAGATCAATGGATGCCAACAATGAGGCACTTACTACCGGGGTCAAATATCTACAAAACCAAACGGCAAGGGGTGTTCTTATGTCCGAGGAAGGAGATTTGAATGAAGTACAAGCCAAGCAACTCAAGGAGAAATTCAGACAACAATATCAAGGTTCAAACAATGCCGGGGATGTTATCATTACCCCCAAGAAATTGTCGTGGGTCAACTTTGGATTAAACGCCGCAGACCTTTCCCTAATCGAACAGTATAACACCACCATCAAAGACCTTTGCAACGTTTACAATGTCCCGGCGGTATTGCTTAACAATGTTGAATCGGCAACGTACAACAATATAAAAGAGGCACGAAAAATGTTATACACTAACTCGGTGATTCCCGAACTTATGAAAATAAGGGATGAACTGAATCGTTGGTTAGCACCCAAGTATGGCGAAAAGGTGTTTATTGATTTTGATTATACTACCATCCCGGAACTGCAAGAGGAAACCGATAAGGTGGTTGCTCAGATGTCCCAAGCGTGGTGGCTGACACCAAACGAGAAACGAGCGGCGATGTCTTATGGTAAGGATGAGGAAAACGAAAGAATGGATGAATACTACATCCCGGCGAATCTTTTGCCACTTGGTGATTCCGATATGCCCGATATGACACCCGAACCAATAGAAATTGAACCGGCAGAGAAAAGACAAGTGCCGGGTATGAATGATGTATTTACAACAATAAGTGAGGCACAAAGTAGAGCAAGAGAAATGGGAGGGGATGGATATCATTCCCATATTTACGATGGTTACACGATTTATATGCCATTTGAAACCCACGAGGAATATGAGGCGGCAAAAGAAAATCGCCTTGATGAATTTTACGGCGAAATGGATGCCGATTCTTTTGAATACAATTTCGAACTTGATAGTCGATATGATGATGATGAAGATACCGACACAATCAGCGAGGATCAAATCATCCAAAAAGCACCAAAGATTCGTGGGGCGATGGAAACGGCGTTGCGTAATAAAGTAAAAGACCACAATGAGGAATATGGTGACAACCCGGCAAAAAGGGCAACATATTCAATGTTGGCACGGTCATTTGTAAGGGGGATTGGTGCATATCGAACAAACCCATCATCGGTGCGACCAAATGTATCGAGTGAAGATCAATGGGCATTAGGTAGGGTCAACGGATTGCTTTACGCACTTAGAACTGGCAAATTCAAGAGAAGGGCATACGATACCGATTTACTACCGGAAGAACACCCATTATCATCAAAGGGTAAAACCGTAAAGGCAGAAACTTATTCTGATTACCCACAAGGTGCAACCAACAACGCCAAGCGAATGTTGGAATGGCGTGAGAAATATGGTCGTGATGTTGTCAAAGGTGGGACAAGGGTCGGATGGGAGAGAGCCAATCAACTTGCAAGTCGTGAGGCATTATCGTTGGATACCGTAAGGCGTGTCAACTCCTTTTTGGCAAGACATAAGGACAATGCAAAGATTGACCCACAATATAAAGATGAGCCGTGGAAAGACCGGGGATATGTTGCGTACAACCTTTGGGGTGGTGCGGCGATGGTATCTTGGGCAAAGCGTATTTCTGAAAACGAATAAAATATGTTCGATAGGGAAACTTGGAGAAAAGAATTTTCCCAACAACTCGATATTGGAGAAAAAGCCGAGGTTGCGAGATTCAAACGATACTACAATGAACAGTACAAAACCGCCATTGATGGTTTTCTATTGGACAACAATCCAAGAGGTGGCAATAATTTATTCAAATCAAGCGAACTTGAAAACCTTTACATTGGACTTTATTCCAATATCGGGTTACGATTTGCTAAGTGGTACGCCAAAAGTTATGATCGCCTAATTTCAAAACGACAAGATGTTTCCGGGTTTGATGATGTTTGGAGTGAGGGTTTTGCCGAGGCGGGAAGAAAGGTTGCCGGTCAACGGATTGTTTTATTACAAGGCACCGCTAAGGCGGAGGTGATAAAAAACTTACAACGATTTATGCAAGACCCGGAGTTTATGGCATTAGGTGCTGACCAAAGGGGTCGTATTTTACGGTCAAGGTTTAACAAGTTGTCAAAATACCAAGCGGAAAGAATCGTGCGAACTGAGGCAACTTATGCGGCGAATCTTGGTGCTGAAAGGTCTGCTCTTGATATGTTCGGATCAGATGGTTTGCAAAAAGAATGGTTGACATCCATTGATGGTCGTGAAAGGGCATCGCATAGATCAACCAACGGTCAAGTCGTAGATATGGATAAGCCGTTCAATGTAGGTGGCGAACTGCTAATGATGCCGGGTGATCCAAGAGGTAGGGCGGCGAATGTTATCAACTGCCGGTGTGCGGTTGCCCATATACCAAAACCGGATGCACAACCCACAACACAACTTGAAGGGTTGGCGTTTGGATTAGCCGGTGAAATGGTTGCTCAAAATGTTATTGATGAAATTTAATATCTTTGCAATATGAATAATATTATATTTAAGCAATCCCCAATGGGGGAGATAATTGATGCCGATGAAAAAGCGGGAATCGTAAAAGGTTACGCATCGGTATTTAACAACGTTGATTCTGACAATGATATAATTAAATCCGGGGCATACAAGAAAACCATTGCCGAAAACGGTAGAAGGGTAAAGTACCTTTACCAACACGATATGGATAAGCCTATCGGGAAAATGGTCAACTTGGAGGAAGATGAGAAAGGTCTTGTCTTTGAAGCCGAGATTGCCAAGACCCAATTAGGGATGGATGTCATTGAACTAATTAAAGCCGGTGTAATTACCGAAAACTCTGT